AACATGTAGTGGTCGATTAAAAAAATAACCACAACCTATTGACATCCGAACGCCGATATGGTATATATGTTAGTGTGAAATACTTATAAAGAGGGCCACAATGAACTTAGAGCAAACCCAATTAGTGCTGGATATCGTGAAGGCCAGGCTTAACCGCCTGGCCTCCGATACCACTCTTGACCCTTACCTCACATCGAGGATCGAAGCGGCAGAATCCGAGCTGGAAGGTACGGGTATTCATCTGGTAGACAACGACACGGAAGATCAGGTCTTATTGGCTGATTTTGTTGTGTGGCAATACAGCAATCGAGATAAACCGGGCGGGATGCCCGACTGGCTGAGGCTGAAACGGCGCGAACGCTGGTTGAGAGATCAGGCAAAGAACGAAGGTGATCAAGTTGATTCTTGACGCTGGAATCTGCACGATCTATGCCACGACGAACGGAGCGGCTGCAGGCGGGAAGCCCATTGAACAACTGACGCAGAAATTCCAGTCTTGGTATGCCGAGCTGGATTTTTCGAGCGATCCGAACTACGCCACTGATTACCGCGAGGATGTGGAAGCGTCGGCCAGAATCAGAATCCACCAGAACCGCAGCATTACCACAAGAGACGCGGCGAAGATCGGCGGTCTGACGTATGAAATCGTGCGAACCTATCACGGTACGGACGATGATAACGGCCAACCGATAACCGATCTGACGCTGAGGAGGGTGAGTTGATGTTTGACATCCTGAATGACTTCAAGGCGCTCCTGCTGACGGTGGACGCAAACATATCTCACTACTTCGGCCTGAGCGACGGCGAACCGTGGCAGCCCTATACCGTGTGGACGGAATACGAACTGGACGGACTGCACGGCGGCGACACCTACGCGGAGCCGGTCTGGCGGGTGCTGGTTGAGCGGTACACCAAGACCGAGAATGACGCTGTTGTGCTGGCCATGATGGAAAAACTTGAAACCGCTCCGGGCGTGACGTTCCAGTATTCCTTGAGACGAAATCAGGAACTCGGGATGCTCTATCACGCCTGGGATTGCGAGGTTGCAAGTGGCACGGTTTGAGGTTGAGGGCATTGACATCATCGTCGAGGACATGAAGCGCAAGGGTGAGCTTGCAGGCGAAACGGCGCAGGAGATGCTCATGGCCGGTGCTGAGGAAGTCAAGCAGGCGTGGAAGGGCGAGGCCGAGCGGCGAAAATTCCGGGATACATCGGCAATGATTAACAGTATCGGCTTCCCTCGGTCAGTGAAGCGTGCATCTGATATCATGTCAATTGACATCTACCCGCAGGGGAAAGACAAAAAGGGGACGCGCAACGCAGAGAAGGCCTTTATTCTGCACTGGGGGACTACTTCCAACGCAGCGCAAAAACGGCGTAAGAAAAAGAAATTCAGCGGCCCTGGAATCCCGCGCACACTATGGGTAGACGATGCTGACAAGGCGGCTGGGCCCCGCGTGATGGAGGTCTACACCAGAATCTGGGACGAGTTTTTGAAAGGAAGAAAATAAATGGCAAGAATTGGATTACCTTATGGGGTGTTCGCGCCCATCGTCAGCGAACCGACCGGGGGCGCTATCGTGTATGGCGCTCCAACTGTTTTTGACGCGGCCGCGACCGGGAAGATGATTGAGGCCAACGTGTCTTATGAGCACGCGGATAACCCGCTGTATGGCGGTGACGGAATCGCCGAGAATGATAACAGTATCGTAGGCGGCACGTTGGCAGTTGGCACCACTTCGCTCCCTCCTGCCGCGCGTGTGGCCATTCTCGGTCACGAACTGAACGGCACGACCTACAACGAAAACGCTGACCCCAGCCCGAACGGCGGGTTTTGGTACGTCACAGCTGAGATCGAAGGCGGCGTAAAGAAGTGGTATGGCTATCAAATCCACAAGACGCAGCTGGCGATGGCCGAGGACAACGCCACCACAAAAGCAAGCTCCATCGAATGGCAGACCCCGGCGCTGGAAGGCCCGATTATGGGTGTTGTCATCGACAACACCGGTAAGGCCAGGTACAGGGCATATGAGGTGTTCTCCACCTACGCAGCGGCCAAGGCTTGGGTGGATGAAAAGGCGGGCGTGGGCCAAACGCCTGTTGCCACGCCTACCGCCACTCCCGCAGCGGGTGACGTTGCGTCCGGCCAAACCGTTGCGCTGGCTTGTGCGACCGACGGCGCGACAATCTACTACACGACCAACGGCAGCGATCCGACCATAGGCAGCATGATTTACAGCGACCCCATTGCTGTCTGGGGGCCGATGACCATCAAGGCCATTGCTGTAAAGGCCGGTATGGCCAACAGCGATATTCTGAGCGCGGCCTACACTATCGACATCTAAGCTAATCGGGAGCGGGTAACTCCGCCCCCTTTTCTTGAAGGAGGTTTTATGTCGGATATCACAGTCAAAATCGGCAAGAAAGAATATGAATTAGTATGTACCACCGCCGCGTATGTGGAAATCTGCAAAAAGTACGGCGGTGTTGAGGAAATGGCTGAGACCTTCCAGGGCGAGGGAATCAGCGAATATGACAGCCCCGAGGTGCAGGAACAGAAACGAGCCGATGCGGCTAAAGCGGCGAACCGAATCTTTGAGGTGATTCCGTGGCTGATCGCCTTGCTTGCGAATCAGGGCGAGATGCTCAGGCTTGGCAAAACCAAGTTGTCAGATGAAGAAAAACTCACCGATGAATCCGTGCTGTTGCTGACTACTCCAAAACAGATCCAGGAGCTTGCCCCAGCGGCGATGGGGGCTATTTCAATCGGTTTTGGTATGGAACACAAACAGCCCGAGGGCAATTCTCTGCTTGATGATGTGGAGCGGCAAGAGCGAAAAAACGCGGAGAGCGCAGCGGAATAAGCCCGTTGCGCTTGATTGGCATGGCGCTGCAGGTTGGTTTGACCGAGGAATCGGCGATGATGAAACGGCCTGGAGAGATATACGACCTGTGGCTATGGCGTCGGGAATATGACGATGAACAGCACGGAATAAAGCGGAAGGCGAGGTGATCTTATGTCTAAGAAGCGAGAAATCAAGACTACGCTGGCCATTGATGGCGAAAAACAGTTTAAGGCCGCCATGGATGAAGCNTACCGCGGAATGAGGGTGCTCGGTTCTGAAATGAAACTGAATACCGCCGTTTTTGGNGACAACGCCTCCAGCATGGAAGGGTTGACCAAGAAGGGCGAGATTTTAGGCAAGCAAATTGCTCAGCAAAAAGAAATCGTTGCTGCGCTGTCTAAAGCTGTAGAAGATTCTGCGGCGGCTTATGGGGAAAGCGATAAACGAACTGACGCTTACCGCATAAAACTGAATAATGCAGAGGCCGCGTTGTCCAGAATGGAAGGCGAACTCGGCGATAATGAGGAAGCAATCAAAGGATTCGGGAAAGAAACCGATAATGCGGACAAAAAGACAGGCAAATGGCGTGAATCACTTGTAAAAGTAGGAGAAACGCTTGGCAAAACCGTTGTTGCCGGGGCTAAAGCGGCCGCCGTTGCGGTCGGAACGATGGCCGTTGCTGCCGCCGGTGCAGCTTTCAAGCTTGGCAAGGAAGTAATCAATTCTTTTGCTGATTATGAGCAGCTTGTTGGAGGCGTTGATACACTCTTCAAGGATTCTTCCAAGACTGTGCAGAAATATGCGGCAAACGCTTATAAGACTGCTGGACTATCTGCGAATCAGTACATGGAGACGGTTACGGGTTTCTCGGCAAGCTTGATTCAGTCTTTGGGCGGGGATACCGAAAAGGCGGCCAAGTATGCGGATATGGCCATTACGGATATGTCCGATAACGCCAACAAGATGGGTACGGATATGTCCTCCATCCAAAGCGCATACCAAGGCTTCGCCAAACAAAACTATACAATGCTCGACAACTTAAAGCTCGGTTACGGCGGCACCAAGGAAGAGATGGCTCGCCTGCTGGAGGATGCAGGGAAAATCGCCGGGGTTAAGTTTGATATATCATCTTATGCCGATGTAACACAAGCGATTCATGTCATGCAGCAGCAGATGGGCATCGCCGGAACGACCGCCCTTGAAGCGACAGAGACAATCTCCGGATCTATCGGCGGCATGAAATCTGCATTCCAGAATCTTGTTACCGGTTTGGGTATTTCTGGAGCGGACATCGACATGCTTCTGGCCAACGTAGTTGAATCATTCCAGAACGTCGTAAAAAACATAACGCCCGTCATTGAAAACATAATCTCCGTGCTTCCTGTTGCGTTGACCGGAATAATGGAATCAATGTCTTCGATGCTGCCCATGATACTGTCCACAGTGACGGAGCTTTTCACGGCGGCGCTCACCATGCTTGTTAACCTACTACCCGAGCTTACGCCCGTTGCCATAGATGCAATTCTCACCATCACCAGAGCTTTGCTTGATAACANTCCCATGATCATAACCGCTGCNGGGCAGTTGATTTCCGGGTTAATTGATGGACTTNATTCTTCGATGGATCAGCTTATCCCTGCGGCATTGGCGGGCATCACTATGATTATCAAGGGCTTACTGTCTGGGTTGCCCAAAATACTTAAGACCGCTGGCGAAATTGTCATTGAACTTGCAAAAGGGATATCAAAGACTATCCCTGAGCTAATACCCGTAGCTGTAGACTGCATCATAGCCATAGTCGACACTATAGCGGACAACCTCACCATGATAATTGATGCCGGNTTAGAGATACTGTTAAACCTTGTTGCGGGAATCATAGATAACCTGCCTAAACTCATAGCTGCGGTTCCAAAAATAATCACGAAAATCGTTGAAACACTTACGGCGAACATGGATAAAATTCTTGATTCAGGTCTTAAATTGGTATTTGCAATTATCGACGGAATAGTTAATGCATTGCCTGATCTTGCGAAAGCAGTACCGCAGATAATCACGACTGTTGTCACCGGTCTGGTTGCGAACATCCCCAAACTGCTTGATGTGGGTGTGCAGATGGTCAAGGGTATCTGGGAAGGCATTAAATCAATGGCTACCTGGTTCTGGGAAAAGCTTAAGGAATGGTTCAGCGATGCGCTGGGATGGATTGGAAATCTCCTGGGTATTCATTCTCCGTCCCGCGTCATGGCTGATAAGATTGGTAAACCAATGGTGCAGGGCATTGTGCTTGGCATCACTAAAAACGCCGGTCTGGTTAATGACGCAATGGAAAGCATTGTCCCTGACACATCCGGCATGCTTGGCGCTATTGGCAATTTCGACCGCATCAGCGGACCGGTGAGTGTGACGGGAAAATCGTCGCTTGCTGTGACGCTGGACGATTCCGCGCTGGATAGGCTGGCCGCAAAGCTGTCCGACGCGATTAATCTGGACGGCGCGGCTGTTGTGCTGAATGACAGAGAAATGGGCCGATGGGTGAGAAAGGTGGCGCTGGCATGATCATCAAATACGTCAATTCAAACGGCGCTTCGATCATCCTGAACCAAGGGCATTATCTCATATCCGGTCACGATCTGCGTGACTTTGCGTGGAATCGAACCGTAACAAACCGCCCGTCTGGATTTGGCGGGCGGGTTACGTTTTCCCGCCCGGTGCAGGAAAAACGGATCTCCATTGGCATCAGGGGACGCGAACTGTTTGCGCAAAATGCGGCCGCTTTGATGGCCTTGACCGAGCCGGATATACTCAATAACACACCGGGCAGGCT